GTTTGTACGACCCGTGACAGGTCTTGTGTCCTATGTTGGTCAAGATACATCCACACGGCTAATCGTGTTTACGGATCGTGCGACATATTCACTAGCATCTGGTGTGCTGGACAGGACGCAATGGACTACAACTGCTAACTTCCAAAACACACTTTATCCAACAGTTGGATGCGTTGCTCCTCGGTCAATTGCGTTTCAAGCGGGTCAGATGTGGTGGTATTCGGATGGTGGTCTTGTTGCGGCGGATGTTGCGGCGGCATCATATTTAAGTTCGCAAGTATTGTTTAAGGATATTGAAATGGCGCGAACAAAGCGTCTCATGGATGGGAACCCATCTAATATTTGTGCCGTTGCGTTTGAGAACTATTTAATGTATTCCGTTCCATACCTGTCAAAACTTAATACTGACACAATGGTTATGGACTATGCTCCTGCCGCAGAATGGGGAAGTGGGCGGCAACCTGCATGGGCTGGAGTGTGGACAGGAACTCGACCAGTTCAATGGACTGTTGGAAAGATTGAAAGTCAGAATCGATGCTTTCAATTTTCTGTTGATTATGCACCAACGGCAGATGGTTCTTACAATCATCTTTGGGAGACTTTCCAACCTGAACGATACGATACATATCTTCAGATAAACCCTGATGGAACTACAACCAATCTTTACAATCGAATTTATTGCCAACTTGAAACTCCAATGCTTGGTGACGGCATGGACTTGAAACAATTCATCTACTCTGAAATTGAAGCTACTGAAATCGGTGGAACTGTAGATGTAAGGGTAAGTTATAGAGGTTCAAAAGGCAGATATTTGCCAATTTTAAATACTAGGATTTTAGCAGTCACTAATGACTATCAATGGAGAGGGACAGATTACGAAAGCCAAGTAGAGAAAGCTGGCTTTCTTAACACGCAATATCGCAGATTAATCACAGAATCAGCAAATAGGTTAGCTACCTACGAAACTTGCGAAAGCCCATTAACTAACGATGTGGACAAGGCTTTTTCTGTTTTAATCGAATGGTGCGGTCAGATGGGTATCGAGATTGTACGAATGTTCATGGACCCGTGGAGTGAAAAAGCTACTGGAATTCCGCAATATGTTGAAACGAAATCTTGTGTTGTTGGTCAAACTGGAGACAATTTTACTATCGACTTAAAAGAAAGTCCGTATGAAAATCTTTCGCTTGAACAAGAAAACTGGAGTGCCAAAGTTTACAGAACTGTGACTGTAAATTGCACAAGTTCCAGCAAGACGATTTCCGCCACGGCATCTGCTTCTTATATTTCAACAGTAAGCTATGCTCATGCGCGAGAAGAAGCGGAAAAGCTGGCAGAGCAAGCCGCGACCAACGCCGCGCAAGAATTCAAGGCAAATAATCCCTGCTAAATATGCCAAGTATTGCCAAATCAAAAATAAGATTGACAGAGTTTCCAAATAAATTTATCTCGCCTTTTGCAGATGAATTTCTGGTTCCTGTCTACTCGTCTATTCCTTTTGAAAAAAATCAAAATGAATGCTTGCCGTGCGCTTTGTGCGGCACATACAATGATCGCCAAGATGTATTGGATCAAGTTGCTTCGCAGTATACAGGTTTTAAGCAAGGCCCAGTTCCAGACGAGATTTTCGTCGGCTTTAACTAATAAATAAATACATGAGATCGCCAATTGAATATAAGCTAATACCAAAAGATTCAGCAGAGTTTCTTGAGCTTGCTGATTTTGCAGAAACATTTGATCATAAGGTTGTAGATCATCCTCAAATCAATGTCTATGGTCACTACAAAGATAACAAATTAGTGGGCTATAGTGACCATGTATTTATCCCTACAATTTATCCTGCTTTCCATCCAGATTTTACAAGTCCACGGGATGTGATACAAACAATGCATGATTGGCGAGTTTACAATCAACTTACAGGTGGTCCGGGCTATGTCGGAGTGCCATTGCAAAGTGAGAGATTTACATTCACTAATGAAATAATGGACAAGTTGGGAATGGAACGATTACATCGCGAAGTATTTTACATCAAACGAAAGGATTAATTATGGGTGGAGCCGCAACAGTACCTGCTGGTCAATATCAATCTAAACAAGATATTACAACTGATCCCGCTATTTTAGCGCAAAAATTTGAATATGGCAGAGGTCAGTTAGATGCACAACTTGCTGATTTGCGAACAAGAGGGCAACTTTTTGATCTGTATCGGCAGACGCAACCATTGATGCAGGATTTCAATGCAGAGCAGACTTCTCGGCAAGCCGCGCAATTTGGCTTATCTAATGAAGCAAGAACAAGGCAAGGCGAGGAATTGCTATCTCCAGCGACTGCTCGTATGCGGTATCAATTGCCAGAACAAATTGAAGCGGTTACATCTGATGAGGCTTTTCAAAACCGCATGGATAATTGGCTAAAGCAAAAGGGCATCTCGGAAATTAGCGGAACTGGAGTTGATCCATCGTCATCTTTTGGCCGATCTATGCTTGCTGACTTGTCTACAGACGAAGGACGCAAAAGAATCCTAGAAGATATTGAGATCAGAAATAAGTTTGTTACTAGCCAGCAACGCCCGACTGGAGGACTTGATCCCGGCACTTTGATCGGCGCAAGGATGGCACAAGAAGCGGCAAATCTTGGCGCGATGTCTGACTGGCAGAAAAATATCTTTTCTGGTGCTAGGGAACTTGGTGCTGGACTCGGAGAGGCACAGCAAAATACTTTTGATTTCTTGAGTAAAAATATGGGAGAACTATTAAACTTATCTAATGTCCAAAGGCAAAATCGTCAGGCATATGATCAAGCTCTATACAATGCGGCAATCAATCAAGCGCAAGAAAAAAATCGAGAAAAAGCTAACATGATTTCGGCAGGCGCAGGTATTGGTGGCGCGGCAATTGGTGCGGCGGCGATTATGATATAAACAAAAAATCTGTCTATATGGATCAACTTATTAGCGAAACAATCGAGAAAGCCAAAAGATGGGCAAAAAATTGGCCCAATTCTGTCGTTCTGTGGTCAGGCGGAAAAGACTCGACTGCGATGCTTCACTTGTTGAAATTTCAAGCTGGAATCGATGTGCCTGTTATTCAGTTCCGCCAACCGAAATTTCGCGAGCGTTATGCGTATTCGGATCAATTGATCGGAGACTGGAATTTGACTGTCTACGAATACCCAGCAAGCCGATTTGCATTAGCTGATGGGCCTGATACCGAGACTGGCGAGGTGCGCTTTGACTTACTTCACTACTTTCAATGGGGAACAAAAGCGGTTGTGCTATCATTGGGAACCGAGCGTCCGAAAGAAGGTGAAAAGTTTATGTGTGGCGTGGATGACTTTCTAAAACGACCAACAGGAACTTTCAATTGGCCTTGGGAGTCAGTCTGGATCGGGACTAAAAACTCCGATACCGACTTAATCAAAGGTCATGTTCCGCTTGCACAAGATGTGCGCCATGCCGAAGGTAGTCCTGTATCGTTATACCCAATGCGTAATTGGACTGATCGCGATATTTATCAATATCTAGAAGATAATGGAGTAAAGGCTGATCCTACTCGATATATTAAAACAAAATCTGGTTGGACAAACAATCCTGACAAGTCATTAAATGCAGACTTTTACCCTACTTGTTTAAATTGCGTTGATCGGCATCAACCGAATCATGTTCATTGTCCAAAGTTAAAAGCAACAGTCACGAATATTTCGTATCTTGCACCATACGAAGATATTGTAATTCCAGATTTAGGATTTAAACCAGTAACTTGGGAGAAATAATATGGGTGGAGCAAACACATCATCAACTCCGGGAGGAGCATTTAACCCTCAAGCATCAGTTCAAAAAGCAGTTCAAGCAACGCCACAAGAATCTGCGGCATATCGCGCAGAGTTAGCTCAAAACAAACGAATTGGTGAAGGTCTTGGAGCATTAGCAAAAGGTATTAGTGACATTGATTTTAGCACTCCAGCATCTGCCGCTTTGGCTAGTCAAAATCAAGCTGACTTGTATAAGCAATATCTGGAAATGCAGGAACAATTAAAAAAGAATCCTGATATGTTAAATTTTATGCCAATGATGCCATTTCAGATTCAAAGCACCAATCCTGAACTCATAAGCAATGCATGGGCAAACGCAGGAAAAACATTGGCAAGTAGTGCCGTTTCTGGTGTTGGAAAAATGTACGGAATGTGACAACTTATGACTGCGAAAAATGCGGAGCCTGTTGTAGCTTTAAGTGGTCATGGCCGATCTTTAAACGAGATCGATCAGATGCAACTGGCATTCCTGCGGAAATGCAACGAACAGATTATCCTATAATGAAGACTGAAAATAATAGGTGCGTAGCTTTGAAAGGCGAAGTTGGCGTTGCAGTTAAGTGTTCTGTATATAATTGCCGACCACAGGCGTGTAGGCTATTTAACCCCGGATCGGAGCTATGCTTGGAGGCTAGGTCTAAACTAGGATTATAATTATGGGCGGAAATTTTTTAGCAAAATCACTTCCTTTGCAGGGCTGGGTTACTGGAAAAAAATCATTTGCAGAAAGCCTTAAAACTGATGGAGGAGGTTGGGAGCAAAGAATTAACAGAGGTATTTTAAAAGCTGGAGAAAGTGTGTTTTCGCCAAGGCAATCTAGTGGTTATACGCCAATGACCAAAGGGTTACCATCTAACACTCAATACTTTCAACAACAGCAACAGATGTTGCAAAATATGCAAGCACAGCAACGGGCAAATCTTGCTAATTTAAGAACACAATCGCCAACCTATCAAACAACTACTGCTCCAACAACTACTCCATCTACAACAACTACAACTGCGGTAACAGCACCTACAACAGCAACACTTGCACAAACAAAAATTAGTGATACAACTATGCCTTCTGATTTGCCAATGGACTTTTCTTATAAACCACCAACTGCAACTCCAAAAGTTGCAACTGCAAATACATTTTCATTGCCCAATATGTCAGACATTAAGTTTGGCGGGGCATAACAAATAAACGAAAGGAATAACATGGGAGGCGCACCATCAGGCCCAAGTAAACAGCAAATTCAAACAGAACAAGGCTTGCGTCAGCAAGAAATGCAGATGCAACAAGCTATGTTTAATCAGCAAATGCAACAGCAGATGCAGATGTATCAACAGCAACAGCAAGCATACGAGGAAGAACGCAGGCGACTTGAAGAACAACAACGGAAAGCGGCAATTGAAAGTCAAGATGCCGCCGCCGCGCAACTTCGTAGGCAACAAGAGTCGAAGGCACAACAAGAACTTTCTGCAATTTCTAGCGCACAGACAATGGCAGACCAGCAAAAGCAGGAGCAGGAGCGTCAGGCGGCACTTACCGCTGGCGCACAGGCGACTGGTGCTGGCTATAACCTAAATGCCGCTCGTCAACGGGCATTGGTTGGCATGGGAGGAACTCCTAACTTGCCGACTACTGAAGTTAATCAATCAACAAGCAATGTATTCACTGCGCCCAAAACTACTGGGCTACAATTCGGAGGAACTTAATTATGGGCGGAAGTAAAGGTGGCGGCGGCAAAAAAAGTGGCGGCGGAAGCAGTAGTCC